CCACCCGACCCGCCAGTACCTTGAGTTCCTCCTGATGCATAACTAGCACCGCCGCCGCCACCGGCATAGTAAGTGCCAAGTGATTGCCAGTTAAGGCCAACGCCACCATTGCCACCACCAGCAGAAGTTCCCGCAGCGCCAACTGCACCTGCGCCACCACCACCGCCAGAACCGTAATTCGGGCCTGTGTATCCAGTGCCACCAGCGTATCCTTGCCCCGATGTACCGGAACCGGCAGTAGTACCACTACCACCACCACCGCCTCCACCTCCACCGCCGGAGCCACCTGACACACCCGCAATGTTGGTATCTCGGCCAGGGGAACCGCCGCCACCGCCAACAGGCGCGGTGCTATTAAAGGAAGATGTACTTCCGCTAAATCCAACTTGTCCAGTTGCTGCGCCGCCGCTACCGCCTGCGCCGATGGTGACTGTATAGCCAGTTCCAATGTTTACATTTGCTGTGCTAGTTAAATATCCACCAGCACCACCACCACCGGCAATACCGCTTCCGACTTGAATGCCGCCGCTGCCAGCACCGCCAGCAACAACCAAATAATCAATGCTATATGATTGAGCAGGTGTTTGCGTATTAAAACCAGAATATGGAATCCAGCCTTGTGTCGCATCTATGTAGACTAAATGTATTGATGACCTAGTAGTTTGTATGTAAGAATTACCAGTTGTCGCATCTATCTTAGACCCATTAGGGTTTAAGATTAAATTATTGGTAGCAAAAGTTCCAGCGTAATCAGTCAAGCATAAAAAATTACCCGCGCTTGGGCTTGCTGGAAGCGTTACGGTTATTGCGGCTGATGTTGTGTTAACCGGATAAGCGTTACCCGATACACCAGTAAAGTTAGCTGTTTGGACAGATTGCCAAGACAAACCACCACTGCCACCACCACCAGCCGCCCATGTAGCTGTTGTTCCGTTGGATGTCAACACATAAGTGTTAGCACCAATAGCCAATCTGGTTGCGCTGTTTGTGCCATTGCCAATGATCAGGTCACCGGTTGTGGTGATGGGTGATAAAGCATTAAACGCAGCGCCTGCCGTAGTCTGGCCTGTACCGCCGTTTGCAATTGGTAAAGCGGTTCCCGAATAGGAAATTGCCAAAGTGCCCGCAGTTGTGATTGGACTGCCGGTGATGGACAAAAATGATGGGACTGTTGCCGCAACACTGGTAACAGTCCCAAGTCCCGCAGCAGAAGCCCAAGCAAACCCTGTACCGTTGTATTGCAGATATGTGCTGCCAATAGTAGGAGCCGCAATAAACGATGTCGCACCAGAACCCGTGTTGTACGGAATCTGAAGATTTGCACCAGCAGCAATGTTGGTGGCAGTTGTTGCGGATGTGGCGGTAGCTGCGTTGCCTGTCGTATTCTGATTGAACGTAGGCCAAGTAAATGTGCCTGTACTGAAATTACCGCTAGTTGGCGTACCAAGAATTGGCGTAGTAAAGCTGGGTGAAGTAGCCAACGCCACAACAGTCCCGCTGCCGGTGGTGCTGTACGAAGTACCCCAAGCGGTTCCCGTGGAATTAGGAATGCCAGCGCCAGGGTACACCATTGGCAATGAATTGTTGACGGTGATTGCCGCCGATCCGTTGTAGGTAGTGCCAGAACTAAACGATATGCCTGTTCCCGATGTCAACGCATTGGCAACAGACCCAGCAGAACCCGTTGTGTTCTGATTAAGCGTAGGAATGTCAGCGGCAACCACAGCCCTAAATGTAGGCACACCAGCGGTTCCATTTGGTGCTGCTAGGACATAGTTAGCGGTCTTGGACGCATATGGATTTTGAGTATCACCATAACTAGCAGAAAGACTTAGTGCAGGAGTAGCTCCACCACTAGATGCAATTGGAGATGTACCTGTTACTGAAGTAACTGTACCCTGTGGGTTAGCAGCGGTTGTGATACTAGTAACACGACCATAGGTATCAATAGTTACAACAGGAACTAAACTAGCTGATCCTGTAGTGCCAGCAGTAGCAATACCACTAGCTAAATCAATAACAGGTGTAGCACCTCCAGTGCTTGTAATGTTACCTATAGTTCCAGATACAGATGTAACTGTTCCAGATCCTTTGTTGTTAAACGTATTCCAATCTGTGCTAGTTAAATAACCGCTAACACTTGTTGTAGCTGCTGCCATTGAAATAGCAGGCGTTGCACCGCCGCTAGAAACAACCGGAGACGTTCCCGTTACGGATGTAACAGTCCCCGAATTAGTCGCCGCAATGGTGATGGATCCGCTTGCGTTGGTGACGCTGATTCCTGTGCCTGCGGTCAAAGTAGCACGGGTAAACCCTGTGCCATTGCCAATGTCCAATGCGCCATTAGCTGGCGTGGTTGTTAGCCCTGTACCGCCATTTGCAACCGCCACAGTCCCCGTCACATTGGACGCGGTTCCCGTGGTGTTCTGATTGAGCGTGGGCACATCCGCAGCCTGGATGGTTGCCATCACCACATTTGTTCCGTTACCGCGCAAGTATGAGCCGCTGGTGACCGCACCAGCAAAAGCGTTCATAGCCAACTGCGCGGTAATCTCTCCCGATCCACCGTTTGCAATTGGCAGTGCAGTGCCTGAGTAGCTGATTGCCAAAGTGCCTGACGTAGTGATTGGGCTGCCGGTCACCGACAAGAAAGTTGGAACAGTTGCAGCAACGCTGGTCACGGAACCAGAGCCTTTGCTGTTGAATGTAGACCAATCTGTGGAGGTCAAATAACCGTTTGTTGACGAAGTGGCTGCCGCCATGCTGATAGCAGGGGTTGCACCACCAGACGATACAACTGGCGCGGTTCCTGTCACGCTGGTGACTGTGCCCTGCGGGTTGGCCGCTGTTGTGATGCTGGTGACGCGCCCGTAGGTGTCAATGGTCACCACAGGAATCAAAGAAGCTGACCCTGTTGTTCCTGCTGTTGCCACACCGCTTGTTAAGTCAATAACAGGCGTGGTGCCGCCCGTGCTTGTGACGCGGCCTGTAGTGCCTGATACCGACGTAACTGTGCCTGTCCCTTTGCTGTTAAAAGTGTTCCAGTCTGTGCTGGTCAAATAACCGTTGGTGCTTGTCGTAGCCGCAGCCATTGAAATGGCAGGCGTTGTACCGCCGGACGATACAACTGGGGCAGTGCCCGTCACGCTAGTGACAGTTCCAGATCCCTTGTTGTTAAACGTAGTCCAATCCGCTGCGCTCAACGCGCCCCGATTGGTTGCCGATGCGGTAGGCAAATTGAGCGTGATGACCGGCGTGGTGGTTGAATTGGCAACTGTAGAAGAAACATCCGTGCCTGTTGTTCCAAGCGTCAGCGCCGCAACGCTAGTGACGGTTCCACTAGAAGCACCAGCGTTAATTGTCTGATTGGGCCAGCTTCCCGTGATGGTGACATTGGTTCCCGCCACCAAAGCCGGTGTGGCCGTGCCAGTGCCACCACTAGCCACCGCAAGCGTGCCGCCAAGGGTAACAGCGCCAGTAGTAGCTGTCGCAGGCGTAAGGCCCGTAGAACCGCCGCTAAATGAATCCACGCCGGAGCTAGACAGGACGCTGTATTTGATGTTGCCTGCGTTGTTGACAACTTGCCAGGCGCTGCCGTGCGTGTAGGTCAGCTTGTCGCCTACCAGCAAAGTGACTGTGATGATTTTGTAAACAGTTGCCGTGTCTAGCAACTGAATCGTGACAACTTGAGAAGCTGAATCTGTATTCAGCACGGTCACCATGTCAATGTCACGAATGACAGACGCAACAGGGGCAGAACAAATGGTTACGGCGGTTGTGCCGTTGGAATTTGCAAGCTGGGTGGAACCCAGATAGGTGGATGAAGTTTGATCCGAATAAGAGACAACGATTTGCAAAGGCGCAGTAGCTTGCGCCCCGCCAAGAATAAGGGTTAATGACCTGTTTATCGTGTCTAGTCTTATCATAATTTACCCATGCGCCGCAGCAAAAGCATAAATGGCAGGCCCACTAGAACTTGTGGAAGCTGTAGTGATACTTGGAACCGCAGGCGGTGAAAGCTGCAAATCATCCAACGAAGTCTGGTTGCCGCCGCCGCCCGTTAAGGTAAACAAATTAAGAAAAAACCGATACCACTCACGCGACATTAAGCCTGTGCGAGGATCAATAAAATCAACCCGTGATGACGGAATGCTTGTGACGTTAAATTCAGGCATTTGTTGGACTCAATATCAGTTCAGCGCCCATGATGGCAATCTTTACCGGGTCAGTGCCAGACACTTCGTAGACCCTGTCCCGCAGCTTCAGCGTCATGCCCAGCCGCCGCCAAAAGACGCGCTGGTAGTACGCCCCAATCTTACCCATTGGTGACCAGTGTTCGTTGCTCCAAGTGTGGCCGCCATCATCCGACCAACGCAGCATAGCTTGTGGATCTGAGCCTTGGCCGTCATTCAGCCCAACGCCAGACTCGCAATTTAACTGCAAACTGTGGTGCGCGGTGCGCTTGAGATTGTTCTGCCCTGTTGGCAACGCCCGCCATGAGCGCAGCCACTTCTGAATGCCACCATTGTCCGCGTAGATGTCTAAGCTGAATTTGTAGATGTTGCCGTTTTCATAGTCGCCAACAATAATGTTGCCGCCAAAATTGCACTGGCAATTGCTGCGGTGGCGAACAAACTCGCCGTTATCCCAACCGGCACGCTCATGCCAGGCTTGCGTGGACACATCATAGACCCAGGTTGCGTCGCCGCTAGGAAATGTCAACACATAGAAAGCGTGACCCTCTTGCTGGTAGGTGTAGGCTATAGCGTCTGAAATGTCGCCGTATTGGGCAATTGCGTACTCAATGGCGTGGGTAGAGATGCGCTGGCCGGTGTAGCCATTGGCGCGGTAGACAATGCCCTGACCGCGAGCGTCGGTTCCTAACCAAAATAGACCATTGTCCAGCTTGGCAATAGAAAATGCCGCAACGCAGCCGATTTCGTTGAACGCGCCTTGGATGCGGGTTAGCGGAAAATCCGGCAAGCCAGCGTCATACCAAACCTCTACCGAGTCAGTGCCAAACAACCAGGCTTCGCGGTGGTCAACAATCAAGCCCACCAATCCGTCAGGCGAACCCTCTGCGCTGGCAAAATCCAACGGGTCAACCGATAGGCCGTCCAGCAAGGATGTCACCCATACGCGCTGACTGTCTGGCTCATTGAAAACAAAGTACCCGTCCAAATAGCCTACCGTCACCGCGCCTGGAAAATCAGGGTCGGTGATTTGGGCAAATACGTTGGTAACCTCGTTGTAAATGAAACCGTCAGGGTTGCAGGCAAAGAATATCTGCGAGCCGTTGTCCGCAATTGACACCGGCCCTGTGCCTGATACCGCCCCTATCAAGGTAGGCGCTGAAGTCATGTTGTTTAGCTTGTAGACCTCACCGCCGGACACCACATAGAAGTCACTGCCGTTGGTTTGGTGCGCCCACAGAGCGCGGATTGGGCCTGTGCCCACAGTCTGTAAGAATTCAAGCCCAGGGGCACGATTAAGAAACGCGGCGGTCTGTCCGTTGTCCGGCGTCATCTCCGGAAACATATTGACCATCCGGTTGTCCGCAGCATTGATACTGCGGGCGACGTAGGACGCGCCGAGTATCGGGGTCTGCATCAGTAGTTTCCTGCGTAGATGTTGAACCGCTGGCGAGTAGCCACAATGGCGTAAGGCATTGACATCACATCATCAGGGTTGTTGATGCGCTTCAGATTGCGTTTGCTTGTCATGGCAATGCGAGTCACTTGTGGGCTGGGTTCAACGCCAAACTCTGGCGCAATCTCCATCGCCAAGTTGTAAGTGAACGCCCGCAAATAGCCTGGCGGGAACAGGATGTCAGTTGTAAGCGTAGCTGGCCGGTCAAGTTCTTCAACGCTAATAAAGTGCCATTCCAAATCCCGCGTGGGCTTAGGGTAGATGAACATATCAATGTTGGGATATGTCATATTGACAAATATCACCTGTGGATATGTGGATGTCACCGTTTTAACAGCAATCCCGTCGTACTGCTGCTGGTTGATTGCTTTTATGCCAAAACTGACATTAGTGCCTGGGTCGCGGTAGTAGGTTGCGTCATCTAGCAAAATAGGCCGGTTACCAACAAAGTCGCCGCTTGGGCCAAGAGTGCGGTTGATGAAACCGGCAGGCCAGGTAAACATTTGGTCTTGAGTGCTGAACACCGACAGGCGTTCAGTGTTCCAAGAATCGATCATCTGATTCATCGCCATCAGTGAGTCTTGCGACACTGACGCGCCAGGAGTCTCGCCTTCAGCAAGGACGCCAAGCAACCGCAGTGCCCTATTGATCTGGTCACCCGCTGTATAGGTCGCCATAGCTAGACTCCTTCTAGTTCAACTTTTCTACGCCGCTTTACTTCCAGGACGTTTACGGGAGCCGCCAACTCAAAATCGGGCGTGTCCAAAGTATATCTCACCCAACCGTTTTTCTCGTCAGCTTCTGCTTCAAGTTCCATAGTCGCCACTTTAGCGCCGTGGATGGGATGCTTTAGGTATATGACCATAAGTGAGAAAGGGGGCTTGTGGCCCCCTCCTTTTTAGGACGCGCCGTGGATGATGGAGAAATTGATAATCACTGCTTCAGAATATGAAGTAGCAGCAGTCAAGTTCCGCAACGTAATCAAGGCAGAGCCAGCAGCCAAATACGAAACGTAAGTGGTGTAAGCCCCCGCAGCGCTACCAGTCGTATTGCTGGAAACACACACAATGATTGTGTCATTGATGGATATTGAGCTGTTCGTCAAAATGAACGACACGGCGGTGGCTCCTGCCAACGCTGCGTTGTTCATTGTGATGCGGCCAGCACTGGTATTCAGCGTCACGCCAGTGGATTTGCTGGTCAACTGCGTTACCGCACCTTGGGCTGCTGCGCTGTAGCCAATTTCTTGACTTGCGTAGCAGGTAGTGAATTCGGGGTCGCTATACGCAACACCGACAGCTTGGGTATTTGATGCCATGATGTTTCCTTAAAAACAGGGGCCAAAGCCCCCGTTAAGTTTAGGCAATACGATAAACAGTGTATGCAGCATCGCCGGTCTTGCGGAACAAGAATTGCCCCGCGCCGCCAACGCCTGCCGCGCTACCAGTAATCGCAACAACCAAGTTACCAACCGCAGTGATGCCGGTTCCAACGGCCATCGTAATCAGGCCAGTTGAAGTGCCCAAGTTAATGACGGTCAGTTCAAACGTGCTGTTGACTTTTGCGTTTGTAAACACCGCGTCAATTGCCGTAGCAGTTGGAAGCGTGTAAGTCGCCGCAGTAGTCGACGGGTTGCCAACCAAGATGCCGCCAGTGGTTTGTGCAACGGTCAGAGTGGCCGTAGCAGTTGCCGTATTAGGCGCTGCTTGAACGCCCATAACAATTTCATTAGTGTTGCCGTCGGTGAATTGATACCCACCACCAGAATTAGGAATAGCCATGATAATTTCCTTAAAAAAAGTTACGAAATGAAGCCCCCGAAGGGGCATTCAATTTATCCCCACATACGGCAGGCCATTGCGGGACGAATTGTCGAAAAACCGTACAAGACATCAATCCTGCAGGGCAGTCGGTCGTTGTTAATATCATACTGACGAACAACACGCAAGCTGATACCGTTGTGAACCGAGCGTGCAGCCATGTCAACGCCTTGGGGAAGCAACAAGTCAGCAGTAGCAAACGTGATTGCGTCCTTGTGGTAGATCAAGTTCTGTGGGTACTGAGTGCTTGCAGTGCCGATGAACACGACGGCTTTGCTGGTGGCAGGCAAAGTCAGCATGGTCGCCAGTGCGCTAGCAGCGGAGTACATGGGAGCCACGGTCACAGTAGCAGTAGTGGTGCTGGTCGAAGATGCCAAGGCCACAAACTGGAACAACGAACCGGTGGATTCACGGGTTTGTGGGTTCACAGCGTAGCAATCAGCAATCGTAAACACATCACCAACAGCAATCAGTTCACCAGAGCCAACGGTCAGGGTCAGGGTAGACGAACCTTCAGTTGTCACAGCAGCGCCGGTAGTGTTGCCGGTAGCAGCGCGAGTGCCGGTGGTGTGTTGCTTGATGGACTGAGACATATTGATCTCGTCATAGCCCAACACGCCAGTACCCATCATGCCGTTCTTGAACTGCTTGCTGATAGTGTCGGTGGGATTGAACAGACCTTTCATGCCTTCAACCAGACCAGCGTTGGCAGCGGGGTTAACCGTTGCGTAGCGGGGCGACATCACAGCAGCAGACTCGTTCAGCTTCTGCTGGGCTTGCAACAGCACCAAAGAAGTGGATGGGGTAGTGCCGGGAGTGCCGACCGATTGGCCGATGGTCTTGTAAGCATTGGCAACGTCAGCGTCAATGCTGGAGGCCAACTGGCTGATACGCGGCTTGAGAACACGCTCTGCGAAATCGTCCAATTGCATGGTCAATTCAGCAGACGTGAAGTTCACGCCGATGTGCTTCTGGCTGGCAACGGACAGGGTTGTGAACTGCTCGTTATCGTCCTGCACTTGCAAGGCAGCGCCGTCGGTGACCAGGGCGCGGTCAGGCAGACGAATACGCAGAGTGGAACCGATCTTCGCACCTTCGACAGCGAAGCTGTCGTCGTACTGACGGTTCACGTTACGGGTGAGTACCAGGTTGTTCTCGAGGATTTCGAGCGCCTTCCGGGTAATCATGTCAATTGTTAGGATGCTATTAGCCATGAAAAATGTCCTTAAAAAAATTAGCGGTTAGCCTGCGCTTCCCACTTCTTACGTTGTCGTGCCCTATCGGCTTCAATCCACTGCGAATCGGTCATGGTCTTGATAGACCGTGGATCCGTAGTGTCATAGGCCGATGATCCAGTGGATCGGGCAGAGACAGGCGAAATAGGTGCTGGCGCTGACGATGTACGTTTCACGGGCGGGTCTGCGGCCAATTTGGCTTCAATCCGTCCAATCTCTTTAGCCTGAGCGAGTGGCGACAGACGGGAAATGCGGTCTGCTTCCTTGGGGTTTGTGCCGAGGTGGTAAGCCAACTCAGGCCCAATATCCGAGGATTGGATCGCTTCTGCCATCACGTTGGTGATCGGAAGTTTGGGGTTGTACGCAACTTGTTCAAAGTCCTCGTACTTGCTCCGTGCTTCTTCTTCCCGTTCATGATAGCTTTCAAGAACTTGCGACTGTTGCTTTGCTGCTTCACGCTGTGCGATCAACTGCTCGGCCTTTTGATAGGCCAGCGCGTCGGCGTAAGCCTCGGTGCTTTCAAATTGATCAACAGACTGAACCGGCGCGGCTCTTAACGTCTGCGTTTCCGCAGCGCGTTGCGCTTGTTCCCGTTCCCATTTCCTTTGCTCTCTTGCAAGGCGTTTGCCGATTGCAGCGTCCAATTCTTCCTGTGTGAAAGTTTTAGATTGCTGTTCTTCAGCTACTTCCGGCGCATTAACTTCGGGTTCCGATACAGCCGTTGCAATCGGTTCCGGCGCGGGGTCAACTACCGCTAGGTTTTCTTCTGACATTTTTGATTCCATAGAATCCCTGGTGATCGCACCAGTACGTTTTTTGCATTATTCGTATGCGACTGTAAATGCGGCGGATGTACCGGCCAAAACGATATACAGACCCTTGTTAAAGAACAGTCCCGCAGGAATGTTCAGATATGTGGTTCCAGCAGACACGTTAAAAACGTCCGAAATCTTTGGATCGCTGGTGCTTGAGGCTTGCGAATCATAAATGGTGAGCGTTCCGCTGCTGGATGCCGACACAAAGATTCCGTAAAGTTTGCCAGCGCCGACTTTGACTTGATTGGTTGCAGCCAGTTGCGTGTAGTTTGCCATGATGTTCCCTTATGCCAAAAAGCGTAGTTTATACAGGGTTGATAGATACAGTTCGACAATATTGTCAATCAACTGCTGGAGCGAAGAGTCGGACTTGTCCACCACCTCGTAGCGGCACTTCTCAATATCGTCTAATTGCCCTTGCAAGAAATCAATGATGTTGGCCGTCTTGGTGGCTGAATGCAGCGTGATCGGCCCCATCAGACCGTGACGGCCTTGGTAGGCTTCGGCAAACGCATCGGCGTGGTCAATGATGCTGTCGTAAAAGGTGTTCAACGCGACGTGCTTGGAGTAGCTGCGCGTGTTCAGATGAACGCTGTGCGCCACATCACGGGCGAGGAATAGCATTCCTACAAAATCGGCGGCTTTGTACATCATTGGGGCATTCCCATCGGTTGTTGTTGCTGTTGCTCCATGCCTTCCATTGGCATCTCAGGGCCGGTATCCATATCGCGCCCAGGCATCTCGTTGACTAGGTCGCCAGAAGTGATCATGCCATGCACCGTGCCCAGCACAACGTCTTGAATCTGTTCAAACGTCATACCGGCTTGCACCGCAGCAATCCGCTGAGTCTCAGCCTGGTACGCTTTAATTTCGGCCTCGTAGTCCTTGCGCTTCATGTCTTGCATCTCAATGGACTTGCCGACATTCTGAATCATTTGGTGCATCTGCTCCATCTCTTGGCCCATCGCTTGGATTTGTTGCTCGGCGGCTTGCAACTCAGGCGGCTTATCGCCGTCTTGCATCAGCTTGGGGTCAATCGTCTTCGCAAAGCGTTTCGCCATCTCCTGAGCGCCAGGCCAATCCATGTTCTTCACAAACAGGTCGCCGGCCACTTGCCACAGTTGCGGGTTGCCTTGCAGCAACTGCGCCATAGCTTCCAGCGCTTCTTGGCGCTTGGTGGCGTAGCCTGGGCCGGTGGTAACCACTACGTCGTACTTGCCGACGGACGGATTGTAGATCTTGTCGATCACAATGCCTTCTTGGTTGACAATCTTCTTGACCGGCTCGGCCTGCATCGGGTCAATCTTGACCATGTCGGTCTCACCGTCCTCACCAATAATCCGCGCCACGCGCTGGGTGTCGTAAATCTTGGGGATCAGGTCAACCAACTGGCGGGTAATGTGCCGCACGCCGCGCGCCAGGTTATCGCCGTAATGGTAAGTACCTACATCGCCCTCACGCTGACGCGCAAGAATCGCCTTTCCTGAGCGTTCGTTGGACGTCATGCCCAAAGAAGCGTTGTATTGGCCGGTGGACGCTTTTATGTCCTCGGACGCGCCAGCTTTTGCCTGCAACAACCCGCTGGAGGCCATTGGCGGCTGGGCACGCTGCGGCAAAGGCAGAATGCTGCCGGATCCGTCGGTGACGTCAGGGTTGACCTCTAAATACGGCCAATTTGTCGTGTTTGCGGTTTTCCACTGAGTCTCGTAACCTTCAAACTGACCGCCATAGCCAATAAATGGCGCTTTTGGAGCCAAAGCCAGCATTTCTGCCTCTTGCGACACCCAATAGTTGTACATCCGTTGCGCGTCTTTGGCATTTCGCACAATTCCTGACACATACAGACGCCCGTCAACCTCAAATTCATTGCCCACAATCCGCACAACTGGGATATACCGGCCCGCCCACTCGCGCTCTTCAAGGATTTCGTACCCGTTGATCTTGCAGTACTTGATCTTGCACCGGTCAGACTCGCGTGACTTGGTTGGCTTGCCAAATTGGCCTTTCAGCATCTTGTCTTCGGGTGTACCGGCAAACGCCGTGATGTTCCCAGGGTACAGATTCAGCGTTTCGCGGTCATAGTCAACGTAGTAGTAGTCCGCAATGCGGATCGTATCTTCGTTGAGCCATTGAGACAAATTCTGGTCACCGACGCCCAGCGACTGCAAGGTCGTGATAGGCGCTGAATCAGGGTACATACGCTCATAGTCTGCTTTCGTAATGTCTTCGGTGATGAAACACCACTTGGCGTCAGACCCGCACGGGTCTTGGATTGTCGGATCCATGTAGACGCTAAAACTGTTACGGATGCGCCCAATCTTGATGTCTTGGTCAAAGGTATCGTCGTCGCAGTATTCCGTCAGGATGCGGATGTAGCCTTCGCCGTAGCTGACCTGATTTTCGCAGGCGGTGTCGTAAGCGACATCGGCGTCCGATATGTATTCAATGTGCCTGACCATGCCGTTGAAGATTTCGGCGACTGCAACGTCGGCCTGGTCATCGGCTGGAATAACCTTGCCACTTGGGCGGTTTTGGCGTTGGTCATTGGTCACTTGCCGAACGTGCTGCGGCAGTTTGTTAATTGTCAGGCACGGGCGGGCGTTGATCGTCTGGCCCTGCACTGCGCCGCGAGTCGCCAGCACATCAGCAGGCCACTGCCAGTGATTGTCCGGGCTGCCCGCGTAGAACTTCAGATCGTCAATCTCATCCTCGCGGGACTCGGACAATGCCCCAATCGCCATATCCAAGCGGCTGCGGGCAGTCGCCAAAATGTCGGATTTGTCGTTTTTCTTGCCGCCGCCATTGGCTACTGCGCCTGCGGCAGCTATGCCGGTGTAATCAGCCATTATTTCTTACCCTTTGGCATAGGCTTTTGCGCTTCGCGCTTAACCGAATATGCAATCGCCACGGCCTGCTTCACCGGCTTACCGGCGGCAACTTCAGCTTTCACGTTTTTACGGAAAGCCTCGGGTGTTTTGGATTTGACAAGTGGCATTACTTACCTCTCATGTAAGTTTTAAGATCTTGTTCCATTACATCATGCATTCGTTTTTCTGCTTCCAATGCTTCTGGCACGGATTTATACGTTGGGAACTTGATCCCAGACCGTATAGCAAAACGCATTGCATCAGGCACTTCTCTTACCGATCCGCCCCAATATCTAGGCAATATCATAGCCCCATTGTCGGTGTCAACAACAGACCCCATAAAAGTGGTCATGCCGCCATCATCGTGCTTTAAACCACTTCCCGTTAGCAAATTTTGCCGATGATAATTTAACGCGGCTTGCTCGTCCGGCGAGAATTTATCAATGTTGGGAAGTTCTAAGGCGGGCATTATTTCTTCTTCGCCGTCTTAGCTGCCTGCTTAAAATCGGCTGCGCTAGGCGCTGCCTTTGTGCCAGGCTTGTTCATCTTCTCTTTACTGCCAGCCGCGATACGCGCTTGCTTGGCGTGAATGTTGGCATAAAGCCCTGGTTTAGTCGCCATACTATGCCCCCATCCAAGATGTGTTAACGCCGCTGCCCTGAGAATTCACTCGGCGGGTTGGCTCCGTGTACTGCCGATGCGCCACGGGAAAAGCAAAGGTCACGGCAATCGCGTCTGCCGCGTCAGGTGAAGCCAATCCTCTTGCTCTCATCTCTTTTTTCCCTTCAAGGAAAATAGTCCCCGACGAATTCGGTTTCTTCATAGGCCCAGTTAGGTCAGCTTTAAGCTGCCGGTCTGTGGGAATACTAGCAGATTTTAGCCACGATCTCATATCGTTCCACATTTCGGCCCGCTTATTCCCAAACGCAATGGAGTGTTTCGCTTTGGAACCGAAGTTCACGCCGCGCACCTTATACCTTTGCTCAGTCAACCTGTCCAGTATCCCGTAGCCCAAACCGCCCTCGTCAATCACCGTCATTACAGGCTTAAATTCCTCCATCGCCTCAATGACGCGCCCGACAATTGTCATGGTGTCCTCGCCCTGGTACCGCTTAATCGCAACAATGTCCCGCCCTTGGCGTACCGCAATAACGGTGGCATCAGCACCACCTCGAGCCGGATCCACTCCCATCACGATAGGCGCAGATAAATCCTTGTAGCGTGGACGCTTGGCAGCATCATCCACCAGCAACCCCGAAATGAACTGATCTTCGCCGGCAGACGGAAACTCGCCGTACACCTCAACCTTGGCCTGGGCTGAGTCCTCGCCGTACTCTTGGATAATCTGCTCGTAGACCGCCTTGTCGGTATCTTCAACCGTCCTAGCATCTACGCACCGCGTGTTCCAAAAATCCCGCTTGGCGTTAAAGCACTCAAAGAAATAGCCTTCATTGCGGCGCGGATTGCTAAACGCAAACCAGTACCTATCCGGCGTGTTCTCCGTAAAGAATCCCGCGCCCACTTCCCATATCGGATTCGGGATACCGCTACTCTCATCAAAGATCAGCATCATGCCGTCCTGATTGTGGACACCCGCGTAACTATCAGGATTCTCCGCAGACCACAGCTTACCTTCGCAAGCCCAGTAACGCGTTCCCTTTTTCAGATCACGCTCAACCAGTTCCGTCAACCAGTTCGCTGGCACTAGCTTGGTGGCGCTTATCTCCCACCAGTGCGAGTTAATCAGCATGGCCGCCCACTTCGTCAACTCGGCCCAGGTGACCGAACGCAGCTGGTTCTCAGAGTTTGCGCTGACCACTACGCTGCCGCCAATCCGTGTAGTCAGCATCCACAGCACCAGCCAGCTAACCAATGCAGACTTCCCTATCCCGCGCCCAGATGACACCGCCATCCGCACGGTGTCAAACGTAATTTGACCCTTTTGCTTTTTAATGTGATCCGTGATGTCGCGTAGCACTTCGCGTTGCCACTTGCGCGGGCCAGTAAACCTTTCTAATGGCGTGTTCTTGACACCCCAAGGAAATGCAAACCTTACAAACGCCTCTAGGTCATTAGCAATCGCCGGTGACCATAGCTCCGTCATCAGCTTTTGCTCTTCCTCGCCTTTGTAAATCGGAAGTTGCATTTATCGTCAAGTGGTTTTGTTGGCGCGGTTATAGCATAAAAAAAATAAAAATTGTGCGCGGAGGCTACGTTTCCTTGGCCCTTTGCCGTCGGCCCTACCCCCCCCTACCGGGCGAACGGGCCACGGCCAGCGGCCTGCATATGCTGGCATATGCCAACGCATTCACTTAGTTCGTACATTGAACTTACTATGTCATGCCTGTGCATAACTTTGCTTCTGCATTTTCTCCTCTGATAAAACGCCAGCATTAACGTAAACCATTGATTCCATTAGGATTTTTTCATGTACGTTTTACATAGTTCAACAACACTACTAAATACAGTGTCCATTATGTGAATGAAAACAGGGTACTTATGGCCCTTTCTGCTTAAACATTAAGCACGTGACCTTATTTTGTGGACAACTTCGGGTACTTTTCACTTTGACCCTGTGGATAACTTCGGTGTTATGTCCGTAACGTCCATTCCGATCTGGACGCGGGAGCGTGCGGCCTCAAGCGCGTCAATGACACTTATGCGGTCATCACGCACGCTAACGTCAATCTTGTCGCCGTACACCTTGGGATGCAACTTGGCAGCAACCCACTTTCGTGCGTCCACTTGCAGGCGCTTCTGCGCTACCCAGGCGCTGATCTCCACGCCTTGTAGATGCTCAGGGATCGGCGCGTCAGCCAGTTCGATAATCTCCTCTGCCATCCGCGACGCTCGAGTCTTCTTCGCCGTCTCATAGGCTTCGCTTAGTGCTGGATCGGCGTCTATCAGCCGCTGCGCGTGCGAGTAGCTGATGCCTGGCTCTTTGATTGCCGTTGTCAGCGACGCGCCTGCACCTATTTTGTCAAATATTCCATGCCAAATTTCTTTGCCGTATTCTGTTGGTCGCCCCGCGCCTGGTCGGTTCACGCGCGTAGCTCGCTCAATATTTCGTGCGGCTTCGCCGCCTTCCGTCGATACGAATGCACTGCCAATTGCTTTTTTCGCAGCACGTTGTGCTGTTTTTGCTTCCGATTGCCCTACAAATGCCATTGCGTTACCTTCCACGTTTGCCGCCTTGCGCGTGTACTTCCGCTTCTGCGGTGTCAAAGAGTTTGGTTCCTCTGAATGGTTTGCTGATGTCAATGTCATTTTTCATGTCCTCAAAGCCGCTGGATCCTGTCGCCTCCACTGGAACCATTGTCGTACCAGGCAATGCTGCCTTGATTCCACGCACCTGGCTCAGTGTTGGCCCGTTCATTACCGTTTCCAATTCTGCAAGTGTCCAGATTGACCGTGCGCCTGGCTCTTTACGAAATTGCTCATACCAAGTCGCCATTGTCCTATCCCTGACAACGACTAGCAAGCTGCCGTCCTGCATCCTATGCTCCATGCAATCGATTTTAGGCATCCTTTCTAGCCCTACCCCTTCAGCCCACTTGGTTAACGCCTTGTAGGCCGCCACAAGCCCTTTGCTGGCCCTCTCTAACCTTTCCTCATCCCGCGCCTGCACCGCTTCCGCAATCCGTTCCCGCTGCGCGGCAAACTTGCGCCGAAATTCTGCGTCCACCAATCCGATCACGCGGTCTATTCCATAAACCCGTTCATGCTCTAACTTTGCCAGTTCAACCTCAACCGCCAACGCCTGATTCCAAACCTTGAACGGGTCGGATGGATAAACGTCAGTCTCCAACAATTTCTTTGATGCCATCTCTAATCCTTTCCATAGCCGACTTCATCTGATAGCCAACTTCCAAAATCGCGAGATAGCCGACTAGCCGACTTCATATTGCATTAAGCAATATTATGCAAGTCGGCTATCCGACCACCTATTTCTGGCCGACTTCACCATAGCCAGCTTGCCATGTTTTTACAAGTCGGCTATGTTTTCCAAACAATAGTACATAGCCAGCTTGCCATGTTTTAATAGCCAACTTCATAAGTCGGCTATCAGGATGAGGCCACAAACGGCTCATCTTTGTCCTTATCGGGGTAAATAACCCAGCAGTATTCCGCTACATCCGTCTTGTGGTAACCCACCAACTCCTTGGCAAACATCGACTTCTTGCCCTTGTAAAAGTCCGTGTTGATGCTGCTGCTGTCACCCTTCAGCTTCACAAACTCGTCCTTCCACTCGTTCACAGTCACCGTCTTATGGCGCTGGTCACCCACATTTGTCATATGCCCATTCTTTTCTAACGCCTTGTGGATAGCGTTTAAAGCGATTTGCTGGTTCTCTTGCAGCTTGCGTGGTTTGTCTTGGCGGTTGACTGCTTGCTGCTGCATTTCCTGCTGGATTGCCTCGTCACTGGCCCTGACCGCCAGACTGATCTGGGCTTCGCTGATGCCTAACTGGCTGCCCTGAATCTCCACCTTCACCATCTCAAAGCCAATCTTCAGACCGTCCTGGCCGTCCTTCTGCTTGCTGATCGTGAGAATTCCTGATCCCGCTATCGGGCTGGACGGGTTGGGAGTTGCGTCAACCTTCATCAGCTCCAGTTGGGTGTCAACGGCTCCCAGCAGGCTTGAGTGCCCACGCAAACCCTTGGTGGCATCCTTTCCGCTGTGATGCAACACCATCATGGCACATCCCAGCATCCGCTGAATCCGTCCCGCGTTATGGATAAACGCTCCCATGTCTTCGCTGTTGTTCTCGTTGCCACCGCCAAACGCCCTAGCTAACGTGTCAATCTGCACCAGTTCAAACTGGACGCCTGTCTTCTCCACCAGATCCTTGATCGAGGCCACCAGCAAATCAAAGTCATCCGCGCTGGATCTCATGTTTATCGCGGCCCTGATGACGTAGATTTCTGCGCCGGCCTGAGTGCGGTTGTGCATCTTGCAGGCTTTGATGCGTGCGCCGATGCCGCCAAAGCCTTCCCCGCAGATGTACAGGACTGCACCGGCAGCTTGCACCTCCCGCCCCATCCACGCCCTGCCCGTTGCCACCGCCTCCGCAATGTCCAGCGCAACAAATGACTTGTAACTGCCTGGCGGCCCATACAAAGCGCAAAACGCACGCTTCGGCAGGACGTTGTCTATCAGCCACTCAACCGGCTCGTCCTCAATGTCATCCCAAGATTCAATGTTGAGCAGTTGCCGCGGGACTAGGATGGGAGGCTCTTCCTCGGGTAACGCTGCCACTTCCTCTACCGTTTCCCGTGGAACAATCCAATCAGGTGTCACAACCTGGTCTATGCTGGTGATAACCGGCAGCGCCTTGGCAAGTTCGGCTAACTTGGCGCGGTCACCGCCATCCGCTACCCACTCGTAGGCGTCATCCCCGAGTTCCGGTAAGTTAAAATCTAGCACTCGGATTGCTTTAGCCACCGGCAGCAGAGCCTGGACTACGCGCTTGGCGTACTTCCAGCCTGGTGCATCGCAGTCCGGAACCACTATCACTACCGCGTTGGTGAAGTATTGGGTGATGTCTTCCGGCCAGTGGCTTGCACCAGCATGGGACGTAGTGGCAATGGCTCCAATGCTGACCAGGGCGTCGGCTGCCTTCTCGCCTTCCACTAGGTATATAGCGCGGCCAGCTTCCCTTGCGTTGATGAGTTCCGGCAGGCGGTAAGGCACTATCCGCGCCCCTGTCATGCTGCCCTTGCGGTTCCCAGCGGCATCCACCTTGTGCAAAGAGTACGTCTTACCCTTCTCGGTGTTGGTCTTGAACCGGCGCTTTACGAACAGCGTCTCGCCTTGCTCATCCTTGTACTCCCACTCGTTCTCCAACTGCGGCATGGTCATCAATTCACCTTTGATTAACTGGAGAGAATACTCTTGGCGCTGTAACGCTGGCAATAAGTTGCGTTCCCTGACAGCGTCAAATACTGAGTGCTGGTCGCACCCACCATGACAGTGGAATAAGAGTTTGCCATTGTCTTCCTTGATGCTGAGACTCGGATTCTTGTCGCCGTTGCCGCGTCCGTGGCCTGCCACAGGGCAACTCGCAAGCCAGTTCCCGTTCACTTGCTTGGCGTTCCCTAGGGCTTTGGCTATGTGTTCTGTTGAGTCTTGCATATCGCGTCCACCTCTTGAATTCTTTTGCCGATCCATGCCATCACAGGCACAGCCATTGAGTTGCCTAACGCTTTGTACCTTGGCCCGTCAGGGGTTGCCTTGCCTTTGGGTTGGATGTCGGTGTAGCGGTCTGGGAAACCTTGCAGGCGCTCACACTCCACGGGAGTCAAACGGCGTACTGCCATTGCTTGTAGCGCCATGTATCCAGCCGCAGCGTAATCAATGCTGTTGCTGAACCCGCCTGATGTTTTTCGGGAAAGCATTGTTCCAGCTACATCATGAGTTGCCACCGCCATCGGATTCTTGGCTCCCAATGTCTGAGTCATGTCCACATCAGTCTGTGGGTTTGACATCTGACCGCTGAATGCAATGGGTTGCAATATCGCCGTACCTTCTTGATGCATTTCTGGATTGCTTGCAGATGCATCTAAAGTCTTCGATGCATGGGCATCAGTGACATGAATATCATCTTTTAATGCGCCTTTACCCGGCGAGATGTTGTAAGCAATCGGTTGCATTGGCACGAGTATTGCGCCATCGCCATCGCCATCGCCATCGCTTGACGGCCCTTTATGGTCACGCGCTTTGAGTGCTGGGCTAATCTCTGAGTGCAACACTGCAACCATTGCTTCAGCCTCTACTCTGTCATTCCCTGTGCGGCTGAAAGGAGCGCCTGATGCAATGCTGGCGGCAAAACTTTTCCCCTTTTCTCGGCTCGGCGCAGGATGCCCTTGCAAGCTGTAGCGCTCAAAAAGTACCGCTGCGGCAGGTCGCCAATCTCCAAGGTATCCGACAACGAACACACGTTTGCGTCGCTGTGCCACTCCGAAATACTGAGCGTCAAGCACCCTGTATGCGAACCCATACCCGCACTCTGCCAACCCTCCGAGGAGGGAACCAAAGTCCCGTCCTCCATTGCTGGACAAAACGCCGGGGACGTTCTCCCAAACCAACCAGTTGGGGCGATATCGTTGAGCAATGGCAAGGTAGACAAGCATGAGGTTGCCACGCGGGTCATCCAATCCTTTTCTGAGTCCTGCGACTGAGAAAGACTGGCATGGTGTTCCTCCGACGAAAACATTGACATCTGCATTAGGCCACTCCTTAAATTTAGTCATGTCGCCCAAGTTGGGCACGTTTGGGTAATGGTGCTGTAGCACCTTGCAAGGAAACGGCTCAATCTCCGAATACGCCACCGATTCCCATCCCAATGGATGCCAGGCGACACTTGCCGCCTCAATCCCACTGCAAACTGATAGAAATTTCATACTTGTACTTTTTTAGAGGAAAAAAAAGCCGGTGGAGATCAACCCACCGGCCACCAGACTACTGGTTAGAAAAACTCTTCGTCATCCATAACGGGTGCAGGCGCAGGCTTTGCCGCCTTGCGTACAGGCGCTGGTGCTGGCTCCGGCTCAACAAACTCACCGCCGTCCGCATCCATGCCTAAGGGTCGCGCAACCCAACTTACCAGCTTGAAGTTCGGCACTCGCGTGTTGCCCTTGCCAACCTTCTCGGCGGTAGAGTTAACGTACTCGATGACGGGCAGCTTGCCATCGCTGATACCAGCAGCCTTCGCGGCCTCAGAGTAGATTTTCTCAAATCCTTTACACGGCCCGTAAGCGTTGGCGCTCCAATCGACCAGGCCAAGTTCCTTTGAGTACAGCGTCACCACAAACCCGCGCTTGTACCCCTCGCCTGGCGACTGAGACTTAGCGCCCAGAGTCTCATCCGGCTGCCAATCACGCATTCCTGCGGCAATCATCAGCCAGCCGGTCTGCACCGAGTCCAGATCCATAACGACTTTTTTAAGTTGGATTTCCTCACCGTCGCGGTTAGTCCAAGCGTTAGCCTGGGGAGCAAAGCGGATGTAAGAGTTACCTGATCCAGAGTTGTTAGATAAATTTAGCATTTCAGTTTCCAAAAGTTACAGGCTTGCGCCCAATGTTAGATGGCAGAGGATTCCACCATCTTTGCCAGAGTCAGTCCACTTGAGACCTTCTCTGTCAAATCGTCGAGCAAATGCTTGTCTGCCTTGCCCAGTAATTTCTCAGCTTGCGCTGGCGTGATTGGCTCATGCGTATAAAGCAGTTCAATATCTACTGGTAACCTCGCAATGACCGCATCCTTGCGCCACTTTCGGATAGCGCGTTTCGGAACCAAGTTCCAGCCTGGCACTGCACCGCCACCTTCTAGGCGGGCAAACGCCACCTTCTTAAGTTCTTCGTAGAACGCCTCCACCAGTTCGCCTTGCTCCAACCAATTAGCAATCTCATCTGCGCTTAACTCTTTCACTGGCACAGGCGGTTCCGCTGCCATTGCTTTAAGCGCAGGGCAATGCAACTTTGCCGGGCAGTACTTGCAGGCGGTGGTGGATGGGGTAGGATAGGTATCAGGGTTGTGTGCCTTCTCAATGGCAGGCATCACTACGTCTGATTCCCATGCAAGCAAATCAGCAAGCAGCATCTCGTGAGTGCGGTTAGCGCCTGTCTGCGGCTGCACAATCGTTAGCTTGATGCGCTGAAAGTCTCCCATCAACTTGATTGCGCCCAACGCATATAGCTTCATCTGACTGCTATCAGCGTCCACATATCCGCGCCCCGTTTTCAGATCCGCAATCTCCAAGCACTGGCCCTCGTTGTCCCAAGCCACAACGTCAGCAGTACCCTGGCAATTGGCTTTCATGGTGTCAAGGATTGACAGGTGTTCTTCCACCGTGACGTTGTCGTAGTTCGCTTCCAGTTCCTTGATGGTGTCCAAGTGCAACTGCGCGAAGTCGGCGTTGTCTTGAGTGATCGTGATGCCCTCAACGATTGACCCGACATGGTTGGCCGGCACGTCACCTGATAGCCAGCAAATCTCGGCCAATGCGTGAATGGCCGTGCCAATCTGGGCGGCTTCACCTGATGGCGAGTCGGGAATTCCCTCGCAAAGCCTTACGCTTGCAGGGCAAGCCAACCAACGTGATGCGGCACTAGGTCTCAGTTTGATGCGTTCCATTTTTCTCTTTCTCTTTCATGTTCGTTGCTGATGATTGCGTAAGCCTGCTTGCGTACTTCGTTGGTGACCGCGTGACCCAAGTCATCAGGGTCCAGCAGGCGCTTGAGCAGCACAGTCTTCTCGCGTGAGGAGTCGCGCTCCTGCTCCAACTGAGTGCCCAGCCAGATAATGTGTTCGCGCATGGTGCGTAGTTGGTCAAGCATGGTCAGTCCCCGCAAAAGCAGGCAATGCTTTCTTCTGCTGGATCAAACATATCGCGCTGATCAACAGCGAATGCCGCCATTTGAGCGTAGCTAGGCCGGTCGGAACGGAACACCGCACCGCTTGGCTTGGATGCCAATGCCAATGCCAATGCCTCCATCTTGGCCCACCATATAGCACGTTCTGGTTTTTCTGCAATTAGAGATAACACCTGTGCGCCGCCCTTCAAAAAACATAAATCGCAATTTCCATGCATAGTCACGCCGTTCATGTTAGGCAGGCCAAGATCAAATGGCTGCGACTTCCAAAATGCAGAAATGTCTGACTTGGTGATGCCAGCAGTCACCAGTGGAATGCGTGACTTGTCAGCAATTTTTGCGGCTCGGCGCTGCTCGTCTGCTCTCATGCCAACCCAATCCATTGACTCGTTGTGCGCCCAGCCCAGCGACTTCAGATACTTGTGAATGCTGCGGATCTTCAGCTCCACGGTGCAGAACCTGGTAACCGGATTAGGTAGGTAATTCCGCTTGCGGATCAGCGCCTCAAACGGCTCACCATCGCGGCTGGCGGTTTCAAACGTCACGCGCTTGAATGCTAGATCAGCGTTTTGGAACTCAACCCAATGAACCTCAACATTCCACTGCTCTGAGCAATCCTGCACAAACCGCAGAGTCGCCTCATCTTCCTTGCCGGTATTCGCAAAGCAGACAATCGCCTCCGCTGGCAAACCGCCATTGCTTTGCAGTACGCGCCAAAGCATATAGGCACTAGTGCGCCCACCGCTAAACGATATGCACGTTGGCTCTGTGATTTTGAATGGGTCAAGCATTGCGTGTTATGTACCAGTAAGCAATCAAAGCAGCATCTGCGCGGCCATCGTCCTTCGCACGCTTGAACAAATCAGCTTTGCTTGGGAACAGTTCCATAGCACGCATACGGCTTGCATCCTTACCCGCTGCGCGGCCCACAGCCTTCGTCCAGGCGGCAGGGGTGACGTAGGTGCTTGGGAAGTGCATAGCGGCCACAACGCCCTCAATAATGCCTGCGCTGCGCCCAAAATTGAACATGGAAACAGACCCGTTCCCGGGGAGTGCGCCAACCTTCTCAATAACAACGTGCGCTTCATTTCGCGGATACCAGCCATCTAGTATGTCCACCAAGGTCACCGCTGAAATATGGCTCTTCATCGTCTTGCCAGATGCAATTTTCAGCGTAGGCATATCCACTACACAGTCCAGCACTCCATCCTCAAAGAATGCAATGGCTCCGCTGATGCCTGGGTCGATGCCGATAACGAAGCTCACTTAACTTTCCCCAGCAACACAGACCAAACATATCCACCAGCGACCTTAGCGGCAAATTGCAGGGCAATGATTTCCGGCATCAGCACACCGAAAGCAATGGTCGGGAACGCCACAGAGTCAACTGCTGCACCAGCAACATTGGACACATTGGCACGCTTGAACCATGACCCTGTCACCTTTGAGAACACCGCCCAATCGGCCAACGCCGCCAGCGTGAAAGATGCAGCAGATGCTACGGCAATCATGCCAGCATCCTGGTTCAAGGCATAGGTCAGGATGCCGCTGACTGAAATCAAGACCGCCATCTGCCACGCCTTAATCTGCATTTGCAACCAATCCCGTAATGCCAGGTCAAGGCCAATAAACAGAAACGCATTGATAGGACTGACCCAAACGCCAAAGGTGGCAATGGATAGGTTTGCCAATGTCATGGCAATGGCGTAGACAATGATGGCGGCAATCAGCATAAAACTTCCTGTAGTGGTTGATTTTTCCAGTGTGCTGGTGGGTTTGTTGAGTCGATGCGTTTTGCCATGCAACCAGCGCATTCCAAATGCTCTGCATGGTGCAGCGCAACATTGGTCGAATCGGCACTTGCCAAAGGCCACGGGCCGCTTGATTGCCCAAGCATACGCATTCCATGCACCCAAGGGATTTGCTTGCCGTAAGTGTTCACCAGGGCGTTGAATGCCTCGTCCATACGGTGACACCACTTGGATGTGCCAATCTGCCAAAACTCACCAGCCGACCCAAAGCATACCCGTCCCCAAGCATCGCACAATTCAATCAGGTAGGAAATCGAAAGTCCGAGATGCCAAACTGGAATGCCCATCTCCTTGCGGAAAGGCCAAGACTTCACCATTTCGCGCTGCTCGTCTTCCGACCCGTCAATCACGTCAGGCACAACACCCCAATGCGGATGCGCCAGCAAGGGTTCCACCCAGCCATAAAACCCATCGCGGTCAAAGGGTAAGCCTCTCGTCTTCGCGCTGAATGCGCCGTTGTCCAACATCAAAGATTGACCAATACGCAAGCAACGTTTGAGATCATCGGGACGTGCATACGACACACAAAAGTGCTTGCCGCCCATTGTCTCTATGGCCTTCATGGGACTGATAGGCGTCCCGTGATAGTGAATCACTGCTGGCTCTCCTTCTGCAACGCCAGCAGCCTGGCTTCCACCAGAGCATCGCAAGCCTCTTGCAGATTGATAACGGCGCTGTACAGTGGAACGACCTTGCCGGTAGACCAGCGGCTCACCTGGGCCTTGTCAATGCCTGCGGCGTAGCTGACGTCTGACAAGGTGAAACCTGACCTTTCCGCTTTCTCGCGTATGGCTCTGATTGCAATTTGTGTAGTGGATTCCATGATTAGATTATCATCTCCTTGTTGACGCATTTTACACGGGAAAGTATAGGTAGTTTCCCTAATGCATTTCGCAACTGCTGTTTGTGATGTAACTGTCAACTGCGATATGATTCACTCATCAACAACGCAACTGGAGCAACAACATGACAACACTTACCCGCACCTCAGTAACTGGCAAGCAACTGACCTACCAAGTCATTGCCTACAAAATCATTGGCACTAAAAAGTACGCAGTTTGCTTGCGTGATGGTATGCAAGTTCTTCTGCCGGTGTAACCCTATCATCAACAACCGGAGTAAATATGAAACTCACAGACTACCAGCGCAACCAGCTAAAGGCTGCCGCTTGCTTTGGAGGCGATCAGATTGATATGGTTGCCGCTAGCTTGCAACGCGAGAACCCTGATGCATTTTTGCGCGAGTCGGAATTGCACCAGCGCAACTTCTACCATGAACCAAAAAGTTACGGGTCACCCGTACCCCACCGTTCCTACGTCCAGCGCTTGGTGGTTCGCCGCCGTGAGCAGGACAATGAGCAACGCCAGGTGATGGATCAGAACCACTACCTTCAGCAAACTTTTCAAATCGGAGTCGGAGCATGAAATCCTTAATCCTTGACGCGCTGCTTTCAGCAGCAATCCTTGCCGGTTTGGTTTACGTCCTTGCACAATGGTGGTTCGCATGAAAGTGAAAGAATTGATTGAGAAGCTGCAAGACTTTGACCCCGAGGATATGGTTGTGCGTGATGGATATGAGGGAGGAGTGTGCGAGGTCATAGACATCAGTCTGAAGACTGTGGCGCTCAACGCCAATCAGGCTTGGTATTACGGCGACCATGAAATACTGTCTGATGGAGTGTCATTCAAGCAATACCCTGATAGCGCGAAAGCAAGAGTCGTATACATAACTTAGGAGAGCAAGCAATGATGAACCCACTAGAAATTGAGATCAAGCGCACCGTGTTCGCGCACCTTCCCGCCGTTGGGAATATTGGCCTCATCTCGCGTGAAGAGTTGGCGACTATGCTGCATACCGCTTGCACCGATGCCGCACTTGCAGGCTGGGCGCGTGGTACTGAGACGGCACAAAAGCGCTTAGACCAGGAACTGGAGATCCTGCGCCAGGAGTTGAAAGCGATCCAGACTGAACTGGCGTATGCCAAGGCGAATTAGCCTAGTCGTTGTGGCGCTCTGCGCCATGCTGTTTTTATTCGATTCACCGGAGTACGAATCATGGATACAGATGATGAGATTGAGTCCTGGGCCAGCATTGTCCTGGGCCTGATAGCGACATTGTTCTTCTTTATCGGAGTCGTTGCCGTCATAGTCTCGGCCTGCATGGCCTGGGGCTACTACACCTATGAACCCTTGTGCGGCACTGTCGCCGCGCTGTTCACCCAGGAGTGCAAGCTAACATGATCCATATCCTTTACATACCCGTCCTGTTTGTCTGCATGAATGGCAACTGCGAGTTCATGCAGGCGCAGACCTCATACAAATCAGAGCAGCAATGCCGCGCCTCAATAGACGTGCAAAAAGAAAATTTGCAAAAAATGGCGCTCAAAGGTGGTCAGATGGTCACGCTGATTGAGGGCACTTGCATCACGCTCAAAGGTGGGATGCTATGACCGGATTTGAATCAAAGAGTGAAGCGGCTGCGGACAAGCAGAAAGAATATGACCCGTGCCTTCATTGCATCAAAGGCGTTGTTTGTAGGACACCGAAATGTGGTCGCCTTGCGTTGCCACTTGACCATCCATTTCGTAATGCACAGCCAGCGCAGGAGCCTGTGGCGCACGTTTATTTGTTTGACCGTGCGGGCAGACCCCTCATTGCGTGGAATAACGCTAAAGGCATCAAGATAGGCGACAAACTCTACACCGCACCATCACAGCGCGAATGGGTAGGGCTGACAGATGAGGAGATTGACGCATGGACACCAGAAATTCACGTCGTAATTCGCGCCATTGAGCAAGCCTTGAAGGAGAAAAACGGATGCGCCTAACCCGTAAAACCGACCACACTCAACTACTGGAAATGCTTGCTTATCGCGCCGAGTGCTTTCCAAACTATCCGATTGGCGGGCACATTCCCGAAGTGTTTGCCGCGCTTGGCAGGCCAATTCCGATTGGGGATTTGTTGGCACAGCCACCCCTGCCAGTGCAGCCAGCGCAGGAGCCTGTGGCGTGGGCTGACCTTGTAAAAGAGGCGCAACAAATCGTGAAATCAAAATTTCTGTGGAAAAAGTTTATTGATAAAACACCACTAGCAAACGACATTGCTTGTTGGATGGCTGACTTTGCTCAACAGCACACCACACCACCCCTGCCAACACAGCCAGCGCAGGAGCCTGTGGCGTGGATATGGAAAGATATGCGCGGGCAAGACATTGTTAGCTTGTTTGAGCCACGATTTAATTCAATTCCTCTCTACACCGCACCATCACAGCGCCAGCCGCTGACGGATGAGACAGAAGCCGTAATTGCAGCAGCAAAAGCAGCAATGGATGCTAGTTTCGAAACCAAAAACAGGGAATTAGACATATCAATCCCCGCACACCTTGCCGCTGCTTTGAGTTTACGGCTTGATGAGTTTGAAGCCGCCCACAACATAGGAGCCAAGCCATGAAAAAGCTAACGCGAGACGAGACCGAGCATGGGCAGCACTACTACCTTGCGTCTGAAGTTGATGCGCTATTAGCACAGCCAGCGCAGGAGCCGGTGGCTTATGTAACGGGAACTTATGGTGGTAGGTTTGTAGTTGCGCCGCTGAACCCTGCAATGGTTTTGCCTATTGGCATGGCGCTTTATGCTGGTCCAACATGATCTGCCCGCAATGCAACGCCTGGACTCGCGTTTTGGAGACGCGGCACAAATACGACAACCAGGTCTACCGGCGCTATGAGTGCGCCAATACGCACCGCTTTTCAACTATGGAAAAAGTTGTCCTACGTCCAGTTAAACAATCACTGAGCCAGACTGAAGCTGGGCAAGTGTCATCCCACCCGTGTACTGAAAATGCGGAAACTCTTTGAACGTCTTCCAATCTCCAGCCCATTCTAGGCCGCAAGCCTTGCCAATTTCGCCCACTTGCTTCCAGACGCCTTGATCGTCCCAGATGGCCTTGCCGTTGACCAACGGCACGACATCCAAGGCGCAGCGCCAGTTGTGCCAAGATTGACCGGCCTTGGCTTTGGTCACAATGTTGCCTGGTGCTGTGCGGCCCTGGGCGTAAAGAGCGTTTTGGCTTTCGCTGTCGCGGTAAGTGGAGGTCACCAGCAAGTCAATGCCCTTGGCCTTGGCCGCTGCAATAAACGCCTCTGCCCGTTGCTTAACGGGCGGTGCTAGGTCATCAAGGTTTCGAGAATTGATCATTTGTTACCGACTTGTAAGGTTGTTTCAAATCCACATAAACGTCAATGCAAGTGCCTTCTGCACGGGCGTGCGTGTTTTGCAAGTACCAATCCACCTTCTCGTTGATGGTTTTGACGCAAAGCGCCCTGTCGGTGTAGATGGTTTGCTGCTGGAGGAATTCGCACTTTTCCAGCACGCAGATGTACATGACCGGAACCCAAATCATTTTGGCTCCCCGTCAGTCTCGCCGTGCGACAACTTCACACCAGCCAGCAAGCCAATGAAGCCACCGACAATGGTTTGGAACGCGGGCGAGATGAGTTTGAAGATTTCAGCGTTGTCAACTTTGTCGTCAAACAAGCCAGCCATTAAAACGCCAACCATGCCAACGACAACAATACATAGCGTAAAACTAACCATCAAAGTTACAAGAAACGTCAGCTTGGCTTTCATTTTGCTGCTACTCCGCTAATTTTCTCCGCTGTTCGCATACCGCCTAAGCCAAGCATTCCTAGCAGCAATGGCATCATGGTTCCCATGTCCATCTGCGGGAACTTGATCGGGTGACCGTAGACCGCTGCGCCCCACTCGGCCAATGGGCCAACAACAAACTGGACGGCAAAGCCTGCACCGCAGACCCAGCCTATGCCTGGTCGCCAACCGCTGACAAATACCGACGGGTTGGCGGCTTCAGCTTTGTTGATGTCAAGCTGACCGGCAATCATTGCCAGTTCGCCGGACTGCTGTAGCTTGAACAATTCCAATTTGGCGGCGGCAGCTTGCGCTGGATCCGGCCAAAGCCGATCCATGACCTTGCCACCGATGTCTAAGAGCGCGGATACAGGATCAAGTGCCATTTGTGTTTCCTTTGGTACGGATGTCAACAATCTTCTCTGCGGTCTTGCCCGCAAAGATAGCGGTGATCACAATGATCATGGCCTGACCCAGCAAATCAACGTATGCGCCCCGTGTCTCTAGATTAAAGACCGATAGCAACGCAAAGAAAAAGTAGGAGAACAGCAAGAACGCAACCGTGACCGGCTGGATGTTCTTAGCTAACCAAGACTCATTTGGCTCGTTCATAAAGTTTATCAATCTTTGTTCTGACGCGCATGGTATCCGCTGCGCCTAAGACTTGCGCCAGATTCGTGTAAATAAGTACCAACTGCTCTTTAGTGCAGACTTGGCCCGAGTCATCCAACCATTCAAGTATTCGATCATGTCTTTCCTTTGAATCGTGAACACTGTACGCAATGTTTACGAAGTCGCTGACGCTGCACTCACGCTTGACTGTTGCGCCGTAGACAAACGACAGCAGAACAATAGGAATAAGCCAACGCACATTGGTTTAACGATATACAGCAACCGCTGTATAACTTGTGGAATCTGTAGCCCCAACGCCAGTTCGGGTATTGATAACAGTCACACTTGTTGATGTCTGACCAGATACAGCAAAAGTTTCTGTTTGACCTGAATTACAACCCGATACAACAGCAGCAAAATTTGCGTCTGTCATTGTGGTGGTGAAATTTACAGTGTAATTTCCTGCTGAATTGCGAGTGACACTTGTTACATTTCCACCGGCGGTAGGCGCGTTTGTGCCAGTAAGAGTACCGTTAAAAATACACCATGCCCTTGCCATATACAAAGGCGTTGCGCCAACTACGGTAGCTACGGGCGCAGAATTAAACGATTTATTTGTCAGCGACTGTGCGCCTGCTAACGTGGCAACTGTGCTGTCAATGGCAATTGTGCCGGTAGAAGTGATTGGGCCGCCAGTAAGACCTGTGCCCGTAGCAACAGACGATACAGCAGTACCCGACACTATGCTTGTCCATGCGCTGTTAATGTAGCCTTCAACTGCTGCCGTGCTGGTGTTGTAGCGAATCATGCCGTTAGTCGGTGATGGGCGCTCTGCGGTAGTGCCAGAGTTCAATTTCATTGCGCCGAGGCCGGTCAGCGTAACCGCGCCGGATGCCGTCAGCGTGGTGAAAGCGCCGGTGTTGGGTGTGGTGTTGCCGATAGGCGGTGGCGACGCCAACGCGCTAAGGTCTAGCGGCGTGGTAATGTTGTCCACGGTGTACAGCAGCACCTCAGTCGAAGTCCTGACAATGAACTTGTAGCTAACGGTGGACAACAGCCAAATGTTGGCCTGGCCGTAAGAGTCCAAGATGATGGGGTTAGTGTTGGCCGTGCCAGCCGAATAGTCGGTGTAGGTAGTGGCTGGAGTAGATGTGCCCGCAAGGTAGGTGTAGATCTTCCCGCCAACTAGCGGAGCGCCGTCCGAGCCAAAGATTTGCTGCTTAGGGGTAGGTGATAGTCCGGCCATTATTTGTCCTTGTCTTGTTTGTTTTCCAAACGGTCAAAAATCTTACTCAGCATCTCTTTGATTTCTTTCATGTCGTCGCGGTAGTCCTGCCGGGCGACGTAGACCAATGGTAGTTTACTCAGGTCTGTTTTCAGTTCCTGCACCGCCGACCACAGTTCACGGGCGAACCATCCAGCCACCGTCAAAGCAGCGCCAAATAGGATGTTGAGTAGATGCTGATCCATTATCTTCCTGCTTGTAGCGCTTGTTGGAATCGTGGGTCAACTGCCGCATTAGCACGCAAAAATTCCTCAAACGCGCTTTGCTGCTGGTTGGCTAGTTGGTTGGCTGCAAGTGTGCCGGTTTTGATGCCTTGGTTGGCGCGTAGCTGATTGGCTACAGCCGCCGCACCGGCTGGCCTAGCGGTCAATGCGGCAGCCGCCAAGCGTTGGCCTGGTGCTGAGTACAGCGCAGGGCCAGCAAGCATTCCAGCGGCAATCGCTGGGTAACCAGCGCCTGCTGCACCGCCTGATGCAATCAGTGCTGCCAATGACCGATAAGGTGTGCCGGAGTCAGGCAACTTGTTGCCCAATACGGTTTTGCCCGTCTCAGACAGATCCTGCATCAGAGCCTCGCCGGTAGCAAACCTTGACTTGTCTTTGCTGCGATCCATAGCACGCACTGCGCTTTGCAATTGGGCCGGCGAGAAAATACCCTCTTCAGCGCCCGTGATTCCAGACGCCCGTTGTACTCGCTTGAAGTTTGCATATCCGGTGTCAATTGCTCTTAATTCCGCAGCATTTTGCGGATTAGACCTAATCACCAATTGACGAAATTGGTCTTGCACTTCTTGAAGTGCTTGACCCATTAGTCGCTGATCAGCATCAGTTGAGGCACTAAGCAAATTTATGCGTTCGCGCAAGTCACTCTGAATCTGTTTCAGTGTTTGGCCAGTAATCGCTTGTTGGCCTTGAAATTTGTTGACCACATTGGTGTCTAGGAATCTGTCAAATGCTCTTACTGCATTAGGATCAATTGCGCCTTGCTGAACCATTTGGCGAAGATTGCCAATTTCAGCGCCAAATACAGGATCTGCTTGCACCGTCATCCTTGGCAACAAATTTCCATATGCATCGTCCAATCTGTCAGATACAAATTGCACTGCTTCTCGGCCAGTAGTGCCTTCGGGCAATGTTTGTCCAATTGGCCTTAGTGCCCTATTAAATGCGGCAGTGTTTAACTGCTCAACTGCTCTGTTTTGTGCTGACTTGATAAAGTCACCAATGACGGGAATGCTGGTCAAGCCTTCCTCAAAACGCTTGTAGCCACCACCAAGGATTTGGCCTGTAGTGGGCGTTACGCCTTCAGCCATAAGCGCTCTGACGCCAGGGTCAACCGTTGGGTTAACCATTGCCGCAGCGGGACGGGTAAGCATATTGATTGGGTTGGTGAGTTCACCGCCCCGAATCAAAGCATTGGCTACAGGCAATGTTGCGCGAGAAATTTGTCCAGCAATTGGTGCTCCTCTAGTTCCGGCTGTTGCGCCTAAACCTAAAGCGGTAGTGCCTCGCAACAATGCACCGCCACCGCCTAGCACCGTGGATACATCACCCACAACGCGAAACGGGTCTTGCTCCATCATTTGCTGAAAGCCTGCGCCTGTGCCGTAAGTTTTGGCGTAATCTTGACCTACTACATTTGCGGTTTGAATGGCACGTTTTTGCGCTTCTGGGTTAAACTCAATTGCATTAAGTCCTTTTTGTATTGGTTCTGGCAAAGCGTTGTACACACCTCCCGCCACAATGTCGCCAATGCCTTGCGCGGTCTGCAATGGGCTTGATACGGCATCCACTAAGCCGCCAATGGTGTTTTTGTACAAGCTAGGAAAGAAACTACCAGCAGTCGCAAACGGGTTGTAGCCTGCTGGTTGCTCTGCTTCTACCGCTGGTGCTGCGGCTGGCGTTCCTGCGCGAGCAGCAGGCATACCTTCACTGGCGGGTGCGCCTTTTTTGCCACCGTCAACGCCAATTACATTTTTGCCAAAGTCTTGCTGGGCGCGTTGCTGCACCGCAGCAGGCGTCAAATCATCAGGCGCGTTTTGATAGACATGGGTTGTCCCATCTTCAAATGTGATTGTGATATTGCGTGCCATTACCAATTGCTCACAGTTGCGGGTGCTGCCTTACTTTTACCGGAAAGAGTGGGACTAGCTTTATATCCTTGATCTTCCCCATAAGTTTCGGATAACCCTTGTTGATTCAATTTTGCCCATTTCAGCATTGACTCAAGTTTGGTCTTAGCATTGTCTGCCCTATCGGTTGGGGTAGGAATAAATCCCAAACGCTGCATTTCGCCTACAGACACAGCAGACCCGCTGCGATCATGTATTACCAAAGAACCAATGTCGCTAATCGCTGACCTTGCCGCCACTCCTTTTGGATCCATTCGATCTAACGCTTGACCTGGCAAAAGATTTTTTAATCCAACTGCATCAGGATTCTTTTTAATCAAATCCAACGCTTCTTGAATCCGTTTAATTGACATATCGTTTGTGCTAATAGCCGTATTGATATGGGCAGGAATAGGTTTAAGCTTTTCTTGTTTATCAGCAGGGCCACCTGGAATAGGTTCAAGGTTCTCGCCAGTAGCGTCATAACGGTATCCACTAGGCGGCTTGGGTTTGCCAGCCGCTGCCTGTTTATTCGTGCCGACTTTGCCAGCAACAGGCAATGCTCCACCTTCAATTGGAACGCGAACAAGTTTTCCTTCTGCGTTAAGGGTATGCGGAATTCCCTTAATGTTGATGATTTTTGGTGCAGCTACAGCTTGAGATTTAGCGGCAACAGCAGGCAGTACGCCACCTTCAACAGGGACAGGTACAAGATTTCCATCTTCGTTAAGGGTATGCGGAATGCCTTTAATGTTGATGATCTTTGGTGCAGCTGTAACCGCAGCAGCGGGCAATGCCCCGCCTTCAACGGTTAATGGTTCAAGATTTCCTTCTGCATTAACGGTGTGCGGAACACCTTTAATGCTAATAATTCTGGGTGCTGCTGCGGCTGCTGGGATTTTGTCCTTCGCAATGATTAAGCCTGACTCAGTGTCCAAAGCCGCGCCAGCGCCAAGACTGATATATCGCTGGCCTTGATTGCGTTCAACTTTCACCGCTTGTTCAAAAGCCTTGATTAGCAACTCACGCTCTTGTGCCCATCCCGGCGTTGCAACTCCTCCACGCGCAAATCTTTGATTGCCATCTTGAATTTTCTTCATTAGGGCAGCAGGATCTTGCAAAGGATTAACCGCTTTCTTTGCCATTGCGTTAACGGCAGGCGCAGCGGCAACTGCCGGAGCCAAGGCATTAACAGATTCACCTTGAACTGGCGCTAATTCAGCGGGAATAGGCTCTCTTGTCAAAAGGCCACTAGGGCTTAAAGTCCATCGCATCCCAGGAAACTCTTTAAGACTTGCCGTTTCCCCGTAATTTTTTAGCTTATCAACAATTTGGCTTTTAAATTTAGCGTTTATTTTTACGTCGGGCGCTATGTCTATAGTTCCTTCGGCTTCAATTGCAACAGGTTTAACAGGAAAAGCAACAACTCCCCTACCTTGGTCAATACCAACAGGCGCAGGCATCCCAGGCGCAACCATTGGCGCAGCAACATTGTTAGCGCTAGGCGCAACTACGGCTGGCAAACCGGCAGGCGCAGGCGCACCAGCAAGCCGGTCTTCCTCGTATGCTTTCTCATTTGCCCTTTGATATTCATACGCTTGCAATATTTGCAAAGATTTTAGAAGCTTCTCCCCACCGTCCCGCACTATAGAGTTAGAGCTGTTAAACATTTCTTTTGCGGCTTGAAAAGGATCTCGCGGCGCGTCTGGAAACTCTGCCGCCTTTGCCATAATTCCATTAACAATATTTTTTGCTTCATTTACCTCATCAAACGTCATCTTGGCTGTTGCAGCGCGGGATTGCTGCTCTTGCATCCGATACGGCGCTAGTTGCCGAGCCTCTTGCATCTGCATCTGTGCAAGCTGATTTTGATTTTGGGCAGATTGCATCTGCGCTAATTGGTTGTATTCTGCGCCAAGGTCTCGAAATTGAATTTTGAGTGGTCTTCCACTCATTGGTATGCTTGTGTCTAAAGGCATGATTTTTCCTTAACGACCTTGATAATCCAAATACATATTGTTTCTGCTTTGATTTAGCAAATTTTGATCAGCCAACAATGCGTTTCGTTGTTGGCTTTGGGTGTAATCCAAATATGTGCCTAGACCGCTTTGTGCTGCGTTAGACATTCCCATGTACCCAGATGCGCGGGCGTTGGCAGAGCCAAGATAACCTTCACCTGTAGCCGCTGCCCCTTGCATTCCATAGCCGCCCACATTGGACGCCATGTTTTGACCAGCAGCGCCTAAACCGGCAGCGGTTGTCTGGCCCATCCCGGTCAACGATTGCAACGGATTGAGTCGTGCGGCGCGCTCAGTTTGGTAACGGTTGAATGCGTTGGTGTACTCTTGCGATCCCATGTCCTGACCAAAGCGCGTAGCAGCTTTCAATGCACCGCCAGAGATCAGCCCGCCGCGTGCAGCCGCCGAACGCTCCAACGCCTTTTGGCCTTCCGATAACCGAAAAGCGTAGCCTGGGTCAGCTTGAAATTGCTCTTGTCCAAACGGCGTGTACCTAGAGGCTTGCACCAACTCAGGCAATGCGTTGACGCCTGCCTGATAAAACGGTTGCTGGCGGGCCACATTTTCGTTGTACTGCTGTTGCTGCAAGTCGGCTGCGTAGCGAGATGCGGCCGCTTGTGCTTCAGCCGTTCGCGTTGCAGCATCAGATTGCTCGCCTGCGGCTCTATTGGCGGTAAATGCGCCAAGTAAGCTACTTCCCACCATTGCTGCTGGTAACATCCATGCGGCCATCGCTAATTCTCCTTCGCCAATAGTGGCATATTATCAGGCTCAATGAAACTCATGTCACTTCCCTTCCGCTAACGCGCATATTGATGGCGCTGCCCGAACTGGCCGTGGTTGAGATGAACGCGCCGGAACCTAAGATTTGGCCTACCAACTCAGGAAAGATGTAAGTTTCACTGGCCGCAAGTAGCTTGTCCTTGACAATCAAGTTGCTGCTGTCCGGCGAGTAGGTCTGAGTCACCAGGTTGACGCTGATGGTCGCCGAGGATCCGCTGATGTTGGTGGCCGTAAACTTGTCAATGATGGCCGTGACGTTGGTGGCCGTGTATTGCGTGGTTTGCGCCACATCAACAAACTTGGCGGGCACTAGCGTTTTGGCGGTTACGGTCATGCTGGCATCTCCGGCACTTCCACCCAAGATTGGGCGGTTTCGTCCCAAGTGTAACGCCCATCAGCAGGATAAGGAATAGGCGATTCCCACAAACAAGTGTCTTCATTTAACACCCAAGACGCATACGGGGTTGGTGGGATAAAGGCATCACGTTCACGGTCATAGGTAAACCCAATGCCTGCGTAATTTTTACGCAATGGAGTACCGCCATTAGCATGAACGCCGCCTCGCGTGTTGTAGCTGGTTTGAATCCACTCGCCTGGGGAACTATCCACAAACGTCTGAAAAAACTCATGTTCAGCCACAATAACTTGAACCACAATTCCATTGTTGACTTTTGCAAAATGAGACATAGATTTACTCACGCAGTATATGTACCGGAAGAAGTGAACGTATGGTAAGTGTAGCCACCGACTGAAGTAACAGTTCCACCAGTTCCTCTTTGTGAGCCTGAGTAACGAATAATTACCGTTCCAGAACCGCCATTGCCACCGACTGCGCCAGTGTTGTCTTTTCCGGTTCCACCGCCGCCGCCGCCGGTATTAGCGGTTGCATTATTTCCCGCGCCGGTATTGCTACCATTGCCGCCGCCACCCGACCCGCCAGTACCTTGAGTTCCTCCTGATGCATAACTAGCACCGCCGCCGCCACCGGCATAGTAAGTGCCAAGTGATTGCCAGTTAAGGCCAACGCCACCATTGCCACCACCAGCAGAAG